TAATGGTTGAACCCTATAGGAGGTGATCCTATCTCCCGACTCAGGGTTACGAGCCTGAACTAACACCGTCGAGATGATGTAGTTAGTATCGCTTTTGACACTACGGAAAGACGTGTACTTAGATATAGAAGGTCATGAGAATCTGCGCCCTACAGATTGAAGGATATCAATAGGGCTATTCTGAAAGTGGTTTAATTTGGGTTGTGGGGCAATGCATTATATGCATTCATGGCCGCGTGGTAACGTTTAGACCACTTTCAAAATATGCGAAGCTAATTGCGACAAAAAAACAATGACGATTGAATATTTTTTTGGTTTGCTGGCCATTTGCGCAATTCTTAATAATTGAGTCATGAATAGATTATTATTGGGGTTCGATTCCCAAGCTTCGTTCCATTTTTACCACCTGGCAGCGCTTAGCGTTAAATCGTTATAGATAGAAGTTAAACCGGGCCGCCTGATGAGCGGTTGATTGAGCTCTGATCTGTCCTTCCCGGTAACGCTTTATGTGGCTCTTGCTATATCGACATGCCAAAATGGGATAGGTAATACGTCAGAGCTGAGAACCCACGTATTACTTTCATGGTGACAGCTGATTGTCACGCCCGGTTAATCAGTACAAACTACCCGCACTTTGCGGGTTTTTTGTTTTCGTGTAAAATAAATAAAAATATATTGGTGAATGAGAAACTCGCATGGCATATGATGATCCACGGCCTGGAACAGATAAATACCCTATTGGGACTGTTCGTCCTGACGTTGCTAACGATGATTTAACAACAATTGATATTGCTGTTAACGACAACGAAAACGAAACATACACAGATCGAGGCGGAAAAACCAAAAAGACGTTTTGGGGTATAGAGATAGCCGCAAACAGAGAGATTCAACGAATTGGCGGGTTTTATATCGGTGTTCACACTACTGGTCTCGAATACACATCATTAAACGATTACTCACGGTCTGGTGGCGTATTATATCGCGTTAAGGCAGATGCTGAGCTACCATACGTCGCCACATCTAACGATCCGACATCAGAGTTGGATTATTTAATGGCGTTTTCTGATTCTGAGTTCACCGCAGCCGCCCAAGAACAATCGCTTGGTGCTGGATACAAAATATACCCACGCGAACCAGACAGATATATTTCAGTCGGCAGTGATTTGGAAGCTCAGTATGACGGGGTTAACATAACTCACATCAGAATACTGAATAGCTCAACCGGAACTATACAGACTGTTCGCATGGTATCCGCTGTTTCCGGTTTGGTTTCTGACATATCTGACTCTGAAATAACGGCAGCGACAGGTACGTCCGCATTAGAATCAATAATCAAACAATTTAATAAAATTGCAGATGTTGACGGAAATGTATATCTGGGCGAGTCCGTACGGGTAAAAAGCTATTATGGCGATGATATGTCTGGAGAATTATTTTTTAACGTTGTCGCTAGCGGTACCGGGACCGATGACGGCGGATCATTTATTGATCTGCCTACTTCAGGACTGCAATTAATGCAATATTTTAATCATCCATTTAATGTCCGGCAATGGGGGGCAAAAATCGACGGGACAACAGATGATACACAAGCATGGATTAATGCATGGGCGTATGCACAGAGTGTGGGCGGAAAATTAACCGGTGGCCCAGGAACTACTATATTTAATGGCGATTTGGATATTGATCTATCCCTCTCATCGCTTGAGCTAGATAACTGTGAATTCAATTGCGTAGATATGACCGGTGATCATGTTTTCAATATATTTTCATCAACGCCATTTCCATCGCTCGCAAACAGCAACAACGTAGCATCTGGGTTCAGACTGGTTGGTCCTCAAACCGCTGGCAAAGACGCGATCCTGTTTGGCGGTGATGATTACGAGCATGCTGGGCAAATTGCAATCGATGACTGGGCTATCCGGTTTTTCGACGTGCAATTAAAATACCTGAATAATTCATGGCGGATATTTCATGGCCGTGGGAGATTGGAGAATCCACTCAGCAGATATATTGAGTTCCCCTCCACACTGCTTAATTCCGGCGAGATAATGGCGTTCGATCATTTAATGATGGCTGATGGGAATAAAACAGCGAACATCGATAAAGGGCAATGGAATTTTAACAATACGTCGATTCTAAATGCGACACTCCAGGTTAATGGCGATGCTACTGTTAATCTGTTTGGGCCTAATCTCGAAAACCCTGGCGGAACAGAACAAGTTTATTACATGCTGCGTGCAACATCTCCTGATGCAATCATAAATATTTACGGTGGCCGAATTGTTATAAATAATCCTACTGGTGGCGTCATTTGGGATCAGCCCCCCTTTCAGGCAACAGATCCCCGATCCGCAATCACAATGCACGGTATGAGATTCCCAGCCGTTCAATCGTTTTTTCAACCGCTTGATTCATCTGGAAATTATGCAATAGTTGAGGGGTCAGGACGGGTTGTTGCAGATGCGGCAACCACGTTTTCTAATTTTGAGGGGTTAGTTGAGCCGGTTTTTAATAAAAACATTAACAGGATCCGGAACGGAGGTGCGGGGCTTGGGACTACATCCGGGTGGACGGTGACGCCGTATGGTGCTCCGTTAGATTCAACTATAACAGCCAGCGCCGCTGCGGCGAGAACCGGATCTTTTGGATTTTTAGTTCAGACTACAGCCGGAGGTGTATTGATGACTCAGGATATGCCATGTAATCCTGGGCAGCTTTGTTTGTTAAATGTTTGGTATCGAATAATATCAAACACAATAATAATTTCTTTGAAATTTTTGGATTTAAACGGCAATTTGATTTCACAAACAACTAGCGGCGCCTTAAGTTCTCCATCCGGAAGTTTCCAAACATCCGCCCCGAGCAATATTGCGCCGGTCGGAACATCCGTCGTTAGAGTTGAGGTAAATGGTCAGCCAGGCGCTGGAGAGTCATATGTTGATGATATCATTCTGAATGTGGTGTAATTATGCGCGTAAATATTGTAACAAATATAAGTAATTCACAGCTCGTTGATAAAGGCAGCGGCATTTGGCAGATTCGCGGGATCCCGATGACCGTTGACGATGCTGTGATGAACGGAGTCCTTTACGATAAGGACGAAAATATAAAGGGCCTTAACAGCTACCGAGGTAAGCCGGTCGCGTTATCTCATCCAGTTGACGATGACGGCAACCCAACCACGGCTATGGAGGGAGTTGGATTATTTGCCAATTATTCCGGCGGCGTAATTGTGAATACGTATAATCACAATGGGGTCAATTATGCCGATGCTGAATTTAATATCGGAATGATGGAAAAACAGCAGGGCGGTGAGTGGTACGCGAATCAAATCAAGGAAGGGAAGCCGATCGGAGTATCAACCGGCTTAACTTTTGAGGATAACAAAATCTCCGGCACTAATGCATGTGGCGACGAGTATCATGCAAAGGCGATCAACCAGCGGGGCGACCATTTGGCGTTGCTCCCTGATTCTAAACAACCGGCTGGCGGATCGGCGACCATGATTAAATTTAATGGTCAGGAAGGCGTGAGCGAGCTGACCGTCAACATCGATAATCACATTGATAGCTTAAATGAATCACGAGACATGAGATCAAACAGGCTATCTCTCAGTAAACTGATCAATATGCTAGTCGGACGCAATGAAGAGCGGCCAGGATTCAGGCTAATTACAGATAAGATCGAAAGAAAATTAAAAGAATCCATTTCTGAACCACATACATATGTTTGGGTTGAAGAGCTTTATGATGACTATTTTGTATACGAGTCGCCTGATGGTATACTGATGAAACAGGATTATACATTATCAGATGGTAATGACGTTGAATTTACTGGTGTTCCGGTTAAAGTCACGAAAAAAGTTAAATATTTTGAAACGAATAACGGAGATGACGCGATGCGCGAAAAAATGATTGCAGCACTGGCGGCCAAGGGGATTACGGTTAACTCCGGCATCTCCGATGATGAGCTGTTGGCCAAATATGGGGAGTTGAATAAACAAAAAGATCCGAACTCACCGGTATCTGATGATGTTACAACCGCACTAAACAGCATTGTTGAGCCATTAATCAGCAAAATCAAATCACTGGAAACCGCGGTCAATGCCGGTGCCGAAAAAGAACTCGAAGAGCTGGCCAAACAGGCGTCTGAGGTGACTGGCATTTCGGTTAATGCACTGAAAGAGCTCGGTCGCGAAGAGCTGCACAAAACGCTGGCAAAACACGGTGTTACTGTAGGTGCTCCGGTAAATGCTCAAAATAAACATGATCAAGATGATTCAAACATGAATCTTGAATTACCTGAATGAGGGGTTAGAAATGGCTGATAAAGGTAAAAGATTGATTTTCTCTGACGATTGCCAGCTCCCAGCTCAAGAAGGGATCGCAACCGCAGCAATTCGCCCCGGAGCTCTTGTTGTTCAATCCGCTTCTGGGCTAACAGAATCAACTAACGCGGCAACCGTGTTTGGTACAACCGCTTTGTTTGCTGATTACAACTTTCTTGAAGGTAAGGATGTTGATACATCATGGGAAGCCGGTAACACTGCCGTAGCTCGTCAACCCGGCTCAAACAAACAGGCTAATGTACTGGTAGCTACTGGGCAAACAATTTCAGCTCGCGGCGTTGCTATGTCGTCAAATGGAGATGGAACGCTGAAAATTGCGGCAACTGACGGGACAGAGCAGGTTCTGGCTGTGTCTGATGAAATCATCACAACAACTGCGGTGACATTGGTCCGCGTGCGGGGTATGCAATAATGTTTGTATTTAGTAAAGAGCTTGCAAAAAACAACGCTCAGCAACTTCGCGTAATGAAATCAAATTACGATGAAGTTAACAAAATTCGCAATTCTGGTAAAAGTGGATTAACGCCGGAATTGTTCGTCAATATGGGCTCTAAACCGGCCGATCTGTATCGTGAGTTTGATACACAAACTGTTCAGCAATTCAGACTTGATGAAGGCGATGCAATCCTTAACCCATTAATGGGGTTGGCTCGGTCTATTGGCATTGGTCGTTATGTGTTGGAATATTCACGCTCAAGTGATGCGGGTAATTTCTACCAGTCAATGTCAGGTGAAGTGCTGAGCGCTGCTGATAAAGTCGATTACGACACTGACAGCACAATCATACCTATCAACGTCACCACATTTAAACGCCCTTGGCGTGAAGGTGAGATGTTCTCTCAGGAACAGTTTGATGATTCTGTAATCATGCAGTCTGAACATGTAAGAACTCACCGGCAAGGTGTTATTTCTTCGTTTTTGGATGGTCATAAAGACAAAGATGGAAATCTTTTGACATACAAAGGCAACTCATGGGCTGGTGTACGCTCAAGCGCGAAAGTCGATCAGGTTGATCTTGGTACTCTTGGGTATGACTTTACCTCAAGTGACACCACTGGTGCTGAATTCCACGCAGGATTTCTTGCTTTGGCTCAACGTCGAGCAGTTGACAACAAAGTGAATATGGATGCTGCATATTTCGTTTCTAATTCCATTTACTGGAATATGGCTCGTGAATATAGCACTGCATATAATAAAGGCACTATTCTGCAAGATGTATTGACCGTTCCTGGTGTTGGCTCTATCACGCCATCAAGCGTGTTAACTGGTAACCAAGTACTGTCAATGGTTGTGTCTCCGCAGTATCTACAACCAATTGTAGGTATGCAGGTTTCAACCATTGCGAAATCACGTCCTGATTGGGATTCTCCGCTGGCATTTGATATTGTTTCCGCTATCGGTTGGCAGATTAAGACCGATTTTGGCTCAACAAATACCGCTATCCAGTACGCAGCAAGCTAAGGGGTTAAATATGCTGAAATGCAAGGTTAAACTCCCTAATTGCAGTTTTGGTAAAACTGGCGATATTGTAGAGATTGAGGATGATGAACTAACAGAACGCCAAAAGGTAATGCTTGATGTTGTTGAAAAAATCAACAAACCAAAGCAGACCAAAGCGCATCAGGCGAGTAAATAATATCGCCTACTATCATTTAAATAGGCGGTAAAACCGCCTATTTTTATATGGAATTATTATTTCCTCGCGTAATTATATTTGGTATTAGGATTCGATAATGTACATAATTGACCCACTCATTTCATCTCCTAACGGCGAAATAACGCACGGAGATGGCAGGCTAAAAATAAACGAGATTATAGATAATACTCCGACATTCGGCGCTCTGTGCTCATATCAAAATATATTGAACACTGTAGATACAACTAATCAAACACCGACGGTCACTGATACGCCAATTCAGGTAACATTTGGCGGGGCGCAGAGTACTACCGAGTTTGATTTGTCCGCAGACGGGTCGATCACATGCAATGTGTCTGGGAATTATTGGTTCTCGATTTTGCTCCAGGTGGCCAGGGCCGGAACTTCCGGAACTGCATTTGCTTACATCAGATTAAAACTAAACGGTGTGCAGATTAGCACAACGATCCTATTGAAATTGCAGAGCGTTGATACGGCGCAACCGGTGCAGTTTTTCTTCCCGGCCGGGTTGGCTGAAAGTAATGTATTAACCGTAGAGTTCATGCGGGGCTCAGAGGGAACAAACGAGGGGTTCCTCAGTTCATTAACCCCGTTAGCAACTGGATGGGCTGACGTTGGAAGCGCCGCACTGTCAATCGAAAAAATATTAATACCGGAGCAATGATATGAGTTTAGATATTACAGTAGATGACGTTAAATCGGTTGCGCCGAATACTGGTGCAACTGATGTAGCAATTCAGATGCAAATTGATATTGCAACAGAAAAGCTCGATGAGTGCCTGACTGCAAATTACAGCGACACGATTGGACGGGCGATTAAAATTTACGCAGTGGCCCATTTTTCGTATAAAACTGCGAATGCATCAGGAAAGCTCAAGTCTCGTAAATGGGCTGACGGTGACAGTGAATCATATCAGGACTCGACCGATGGCGATTACTCAGAATTCTGGGATAATGCACTTTCACTTGATTCAGCCGGATGCGTAGAGGCTGCATACAAAAGCCGGAAAGTTTTCGTCGTTACCGGTTCATCATCTAAAAATTATGGGTATCCGGTATGACGCCAAGATATGAGCAATGCACAATATTCAGGATTAGCGAAGATTCAATCACTGGCGAGCAGACATTAACGAGTGTCAGGGTCTATCAATGCAGTATTAAAATAGGCGGGAAAACTAAATTTGTTGATAATTCCGGGTCTGAGTATTACCCTGCGTCAACATTCTGGGTTCGCAGTTCAGACCTGTTGCACGGCGATAACGTAACACCTAAATCAGGTGATTTTATCGTCCGGGGTGACTATCGAGATAATACATCATTACCAGAAGGATCTGAAAAAATCAGGTCAGTGATGATTCATAGTCACGCAAAATTCGGACAGCCGGATTCATACACAATAGGGACCAGTGCATAATGCCAGCAAAAAGCGGTAAAGACGGTTCGAACGTTGTCAAAAATTACCAGGTACTTGTAGGGAGAATGACCGGACCAAAAACAAGGGGAGCAGTCGCTGCGGTAATGACTACTGGAATGACATATGCTAAATTCCACGCGCCAGTTGAATATAACGTAATGGCTAACTCAGCATATCAACGGATTAATGAAACTGAAAATTCATTTCACGGTGAATGTGGGTTTGAGAATGGCGTTACTCCGGATGGATTTAATTACGCGTTTTGGTTGCATGAAACGTTAAGATGGAAGCCGAGGCCGCCGAATAAAAAGGCCGGGCCAGCCTGGAATCCAGATGCAACGCCTAAATTCCTTGAACATGGATTTACGTCTCCAGAGCAGCAGGAAATGATTAATATCATAATTAAGGACTCATACAAATGACAGATCCTGAAGAGATTATTTTTAACTTCCTTGACAGTAAAGGTCTGTTTAATCAGTGGGCTGACCGCTTCAGCAACACTCAAAATTCACCGATTGTACAGTTGAGATGGTTCGACGAAAATAAGTTAAACGATTCTGATATGTGTTTGTTAATCAGAAATGTATCTCCAGGCGGAGGTAGCCGGTTTGCCCAAGTTACACAATACATAATGGCTGTGTTTGGTGCTGTTGGCCAGTCAAACGTAATAGCGCGTGATTACATGAATCTGATTATGCTTGCAATGCAAAAATTCACTCATTCAGAGCAAATAATAGCCATCGATCCCATCGGTGGAACTGGCGGACCATATAAAACTGAGAAGGGCCGGTTTACCTACGATATCAATTACACAGTCAAAATCGACACTCAATTAGTGTAATTGATTCTATTTCATTATAATGGATTAGTTAGCTAACTAATTAAGAGGTTTTATTCATGGCAGGATATGACAACATCCGCATGGTTGGGCGCAACACTACTATGTATGTTGCAATTCAAGGCCCAACTGAGGACCCGGCTGGGGCAACATTGCTTCCGTTAGGTGCTGTTACAACCAAATCACAATCCATTGAAGGTAACACGCTGGAAGCAAACGATTCTCTTGTTGGATCTGGATTTACAGAGCAACAGCTTGCGTCATCAAGTTTCTCTATCAGCGTTTCCGGAAACTACGTAAGGGACCCTTCATTGTTTCCTAACTATACGTTTATCAACGCATTGCGTAAGTACCGGTTCCAATGCGCAACAAAAGAGCTCGATAAAGATCCGGTGATCCTTGTTGTATTGGAAGAGCCAAGCGGCGGAGTGAAAGTGACAGCGTATATGATGATTTCAACAATCTCAGTTGAAGACAACGATTCTGAGTTGCGAACATTCAGCATGGAATTGGTAAACGCCGCATCCCCTGACTATCCGCCAACAATGGAGGACGTTGCATAATGGCAGTAGTAAACAAATATAATTTCATCGCAGAAGAGGCGATCACTCCGGTTACGTTGACAGCCGCTGACACGGCGACTCTTGATCTAGATAAAACGAATCATGTGATGATTATCGAAAATTCAACCGGTGGCGATTTGACTGTAAATGTCAGCTCTTCTGGAGTGACAACTATCGACGTATCAGGCGTTGGTGAAATTGACCTATCTGGTGGTAAGGATTTTTCTGTAATCGATGGTACGGTCGTTAAAATCCCGCTAACTCCAAAATACGAAAAATGGCTGGATGGATCCAGCGGAGAAATTGATATTACCGGCGGGACCGGGGCGACAGCATACATTATTTACGCATAATAAAAGGGGCTAATAAGCCCCACATTCATCAATGGTGGTCAAATGCAAACAGTAGAACAGGGCCATTTCACATTAGAAATTGACAATAAAAAATACAATCTAACCCCGTCATTCAAAAATATGGCCCGGCTGGCTAATGCAGATCGTTTGATCATCTTTTTTGACCTGATACACGGCAATATTGCCGATTTAGCAACAAAGATTAACGTTGCAAGGGAAATCCTTATCGCTTGCTCTGATGATGAGTCAATAGACAAATATTTAATAAAATGCAAAAAAAATAAACCGCACGTTAAACCAAGCTCTATTTCCATCAATGATCAAATAATTGTAGCTGCTGCATTAATGAGGCACGGAATAGCTGGAGTTAACGCGCCGAAATATGAGAATAGCGGCAAAAAAGGCAAACCGTTAACTAAATTTGATGTTTATCAATATGTGGCTGATGCTAAAAATCATTTTGGCCTTACTCTTGATGAGGCGTGGAATTTAACAATGACCGAATTCAGATATCATTTGGCCTCTAAATTTCCGCCAATCAAAGACAAGGATTCAGCCCCGGACATCAAAGAGCACGAGCAATCAATGAAAGATCCGAAAGTCCAAGAAATGTACAAAAAGGCAATTGAGCATATGAGGCGCAAAAATGGCAAATGAAACCAGTCTAGGCGGAGTGGCGTGGCGGGTTGATGCTGACACAGCCCCGGCAACAGACTCAATTCAAGAACTAGTCAAACTGGTTCGGCAAACAAATAAAATTTTATCCAGCATTGATCAAAAAACTGAAGGCATGGGTAAATCATTCTCAAAAACAGGGAAAGAGATAGACAAGACAAACAAATCAATTGATAAGACAAATAAATCAATTGATAAGACAACCTCAACTACAGAATCACTAACGGTAGAAATAAAAAAAACAGAATCAGAGTTGTCAGAATTTAATACGGAAATAAAAAAAACAGAATCAGAGTTGTCAGAATTTAATACGGAAATAAAAAAAACAGATAACTCACTGGATGGGCTGGATAACGGAATCAAAAAAACAGACAAATCAACAAAAAATCTTGACACGTCCACGTCTAGTGCTAGTAAAACAATAGACAATTTTAACAATGAAATAAAATCAGCCGATGCCAGCGCAAGAAAAATGTCGAGGACTGCTGCTGCAACAAAATTAGGCATTACAGGAATTGCCAGGAGCGCCGGTCAGGCTGGGATTCAGGTTCAGCAATTTATTGGACAGATACAGGGCGGACAAAACGGGATGCTTGCCCTTTCTCAGCAATCCACTGATTTGGGATTTGTTTTAGGTGCTCCGTTGCTTGGTGCTATCATTGGTATAACCGCATCATTAGCTGGAATGCTAAATCCAAACCTATTTGAAACAAAAGACGCGTTAGAAAATATCTCCAATGCTGTTGATAAAACCAAAACAATACTGACTATGTCAGCTAGTGGCGTTGCGAATTATACAGAGGCAATGCAGGCGCTGGCGTCAGTATCACATCAACTGGCAAAAATAAAATTAGCGGCAGCAATAGCAGAGCAGGGAGAGGCGTCAAAAGAAGCTCTGGCTGGCGTAAAAACAGCTGTTGAAGACGCATTTGAACATACATTTGTAAAACTCAAGGGAATGGAAGACGCATTTGGCAATTCTTCTAAAGAAGCGATTGAGGCAATTTATGGATTAAAAAAAGCTTCAGCAGATCTTGCAAAGCAGGGGGCTACAGAAGAAACGATTGGTGCTCTGTCAAAAGCTTTGGACATAGCTACAAAGGCCGGATTAAGTACAACCAAATCAGGACGTGAGTTGATAAACACGGTTACTGATCTAATAGCAAAATGGCGGCAATCAACTAATGTCGTTAACACCATGACGAAAACGTTATCCGGAGGAATGGAAGAATTTGAAAAAAGCTCACAATCAGTCCAAAAATATGAATCACTCCTTGAATCACTAACTGCAAGAACGCATAAGCTAAGATCGGCCCAATTAGAACAAAAAAAAGCTTTAACTTTAGAAGAAGATTCATATAAAAAATTATCTCCAGAAAAGCAAAAAGCAATTGCCGATGCTTACGATAATGTAATCGCGATAGAGAAAGAAAAAGAGGCGATAGCTGCAAAAAGAAAGGCTCAAATCGCAGCCAATAAAGCTGACGCCGAATCTCGTCGCGCTGCAACTAAACAGGTCAGGACAGTTGTAACAAAAGTTCAAACAGATATAACAGGCGGGGTTCAAAGCGCAGCGGCATATCAAGCCGGAATAGATCAACTTAAAAATCTCCGCGATCAGGATTTAGCTAACGACGAAACATACACTAATGCAATAATTAATCTGAGCAATAAAAAAATAGCAGCGCAGATGAGGGAGCAGGAAATTGCAGAGAGATACACACAGGCGATCATAAATCGCGGTGAAACCGTGGCTGAGGCCCGTGAGTCTCAAATGAGCCGACTTGATGAATTAAGACAGGCGGATCTAATCAACGAGGAATCATATACAGCTGCAAAAATACAGCTAAACGAAGATTATGCAAAATCAGTCAACTCAGTGAATAATGCAGTAATAAACTCTATTACCGGGTTGACATCAGAGATAATGAGCAACGTTGACCAACAAAGCGCAGCATATAGAGCAGCATTTGCAATACAAAAAGCCGCTGCCGTCGCGCAAACGCTAATTGCAACAGAATTGGCCGCAACTCAGGTTTTAGCTCATGATGCCGGAATATTTGGCCTCGGGGCAATAGTTACATCAAATATAGTCCGTGGGTTAGGATACGCATCAGCTGGGGTTATTGCCGGTACAGCAATTGCTGGCAGAGAGCATGGCGGCCCGGTAATGGCCGGGAATACATATGAGGTCGGAGAAAGAAACAAACCAGAGCTATTGATGATTCCCGGGAATAACGGTAGAGTTA